ATTCTGTGTTGATTTCCACCGCCGAACTGTGCTGGCCGGGACGTCCAACTTCTTGGCAATGTCAACAAGTTTCATCCCGTTCTTATACATTTCCTCAGCTTCAATGCTGTTGGGACTTCTTGCCCTTGCCAATGGACACCCCTCCCCTCCATCATCTTATTTCGGCATATGCAAAAGGGAGAGGTTGCACTCCCTCTCCCTGCTTTCTGTTCTATATATCGTAGAACAATATTAAATTTTTGTAATAAATTCAGCTTTTGAATAGCCCGTCACCCCTTTTGTCATCATCTTCAAGAAGTCTTCTTTTGAAAAATCTGACAATCGGAAGATTTCCTCCGGTCTCATTCCAAGCTGTTTTCCGATTTCTTCAACTGTTTTGCCTTCGTCCATGAGTTCTTTAACGATTTTCTTCATAGGTTCTAGCAAATGGGTACCTCTTGCCCTATTATGGGTAACGGTACCGTAAATATTTTTCGCTTTATCTTTATGATCAACAATCACTACAAGCACTTTTCCCTCAAGACGTTCGTATAATGTCCTGCGATCATCTTCTTCCGAAGGAGGAACGTACTTCCAGTCAGGTCCTGCAACCGTCCATCTGTGGAATCCATCAATAATAGTACCGTCTGGTCTTACCACAATTGGCAGCGTCCATCCGTTTGTAAAGATAGACTGTGTGAGCAGTTCCAGATTTTGTCTCGAAACTTTGTTCGGGTTGTAATCATTTGGTTTGATCTTATTCCTATCTACCCAATGCATGGTCCTAGATGGTGCTGACAGCTTATTGTCCATGGTGTTCTCCTTTCTTCGCATCGTTGATATAACGTCCATATACTCTCTGGTACAGTGCCCGGAATGCCCTCATTTTGGGATCTCCGGATATCAGTCCTTCGTATATGTGCTTGCAATCGGCCGATGTAGCTATTGCTGATACCGCCATAAAGAAATTACGGTATCGTTCTGCCACATGCCTTTTATGCGGAGTGTCGAAAAAAACGTCCATGTGATTAAAAAGATGTATCAGCTCCTGCCGATAATCTCTCTGCTCCTGTCCCTCTTCCGCCTCTTTCCTTTTTCTGGAACTTCTGCCGAACATCTCGCTGTCCCAATACAGGGCAGCCAGATAAGCGTTCGGTTCTCTTCTGATGATCCGTTCCATAAGATCTGGATAATACTCATTCATCTTCACAAGGCTTCTTGCTGTATCAACAGAAAAGAACTGGGATACTCGCATCTGCCTTTTACTGGATCCTGACTGCCAGAGGAACAAATATATCTCCGGGATATCTACATGATTTCTCAGAAGGAAGAGCCAGACATCATTGTCCGTCCAATCATAAATGGGAAATACCTGCTTCTTTGCAGTCATTTTGTTTCCTGCTTTTGTCATAGACGCAATATTCTGAAGCCTCTGTACAGATTCCGCTGTACGGATACCGACCATTGTAATTCCTGATACGGTTGTCCTTGGCAGGAAATCCTGATAAGCATCAATCCTTGGACGTAACAGTTTATGGTTCCTTATTGCAAAGGAAGGCGGCTGTCTTACCCATACGTCTTGTTTTGCGGAATCCCAGCAGATAAATGTTTCATCATTTGACAGTTCATTGAAGCAGTTAAAATGTTTTACTTCTACGCAATACCATTCAAACTTTGCTCCCATCATCATAAAGATGCGCCGCCACTTCTTTGTCATATCCTCCATGCAAGGAAAGATTGCTTCTTCATCTATAAACTGCACTGTAAGTTGTTTCATGTCAATCTCACCTCGATTGGCCAGATTGACCATCAGCTGCGCCACGCATAAGCTGTCCTTTCCCCCACTGAAAGAAAAGAACACTGGTAGCCCGTTTCCGAACACGTTTTTTATCCGGATCTCTGCAGCTTTCACAACATCGATATTGGCTTCACAACGTTTTACAGCCATATCTTTTCACCGCAGTTCGGGCAGATAACAAACTTCCGGGTTTCTGTTATTTCCGGTTCTGTTTCAGTGGTATTCTGCCTTTCCGACGATTGGTTGTCTGAAGTGTTCGGATTTTCCGAACTGTTCTCTGAATTATTGTCAGATATTTCCGCTGCTGCCGCTTTCTGCTCCCGTTTCTCATTGGCTTCCTTTATCTTCTGGATCTCTGATTCGTCCAATGTTCCATATTCAGAGATTTTCTCAGTTACTTCGTCTGCATCCGCGACCATCTGCTGTAATATTTCTTCATCGTATCCCGGAATGTCCAGATCGCCCTGCAATTCCTCAAGAAACTCATTCAGTGTATCCAGATTATCAATTCCAAGAGCATAAGTCTTATTGTCGGCTATCATAAGCTTCTTTTTATCATTTTCAGAACCATCTTGTTTTTATCTTCTGTCTTTCCACACAACATACAGTTGCCACTGAGTTTTTTATTGACTTTCTCGCTTCTTTTCCGAATCTGCAGTTCCTTCGGATAATCCCTGCGCATATTCTTCTCGCCAACTATCGGAATCAGGCTGTCTTTCATAAATACCGGTATCCCGTTGTAATCAGCTTCTACAACGATTCTCTTGATCCATTCGAATTCAGGAATCACTTTCTCTTTCCTGTGTCCTGTCTCGGCACCAATGATTATCCAGTTCAAATATTTCAGTGCGGAAATGTTTTCGTCTATATCTTCAAGCAATGGCTCTATACTAACAAAAGTGTTTAACAGGCTTGGAAGCTGGTATATCCGTTCCATGTCCTCACTATTCGTCACAGTTGTTCCATACCACATATTCCCTTTTCCAGAAGGCACACCGTACTGGGTGTACCTTTTCGGATTCTTTGTGAGAAACAGGTAATTGTGCTGAGGATGTTTTGCACAAGCGTAAAGGACATCCTCTATCCAGCTGTCAGGAATCCACTCTCCAAATATGTCTGCCATTGCTCCAACAAATATATTTTGCCCCTGTTTCAGTTTGTCCAGTGTGTCATATCTGTATATGTGCAATGTCGGTTCAAACCCAAATGGATATATGACAGGCTTTCCATCCTCGTTCATGAACGGTTCATCCAGGACAAACAGATCTCCCTCCATTCGATATTGGTCTGTCTGGACCATATTTCTTTTCATGTTTCCACAAAAACGGAGTGACATCTTGTCAGCGTAGCAGTAAGAACAGCCATGCCGACAACCGGTAATTGGATTCCATGTATGATCGCACCATTCGATACCGCTCTTATTCATTGGCCAGCCTCCTTCCTGCATGTTCAAGGATTTTTTCTTCTTCCCACTTCACTTCGGAGAAGTCAATCTTCTGTCCACACTCGCTACAGTATTTCGGTTGAAAGTTTGGCCCCGCATTCAACACATGATTACATCTGGGACAATAACAAGGCTTATGCTCTACATATGTGAATCCGTATTTCCGGTAAACTTCCGTTCTTACAACTGGTTTTCGTGCTATGAATTTCATCACTCCACCTTCTCTCCATACTCGATCACGTATTCGTACTGAGCTGATTTTCTGTATTCGCCTCCGGGAACTTCTTTTCTGACAATCTGGACTGCATATCCTGCTTTTGCCAGCATGGAAACCATCTGCAATCGGTCTTCTTCGTTCCACTGAACGCTTCCTTTTCGAATACTTCTAATGCTCTGTTTTGCCATTATCCGCACTTCCTTTCCATCTTTTCTTCCCGTTCTTTCATCAACTTCTCAAACGCAGCTACGAAAGCTTTTACCGATGCCGGCATCCCACAGTTGTGACTTCCCCTGCACTGGATCACGCGACCATTGTTATATTCCATTGTGAAATATGGTGTATCGGGTTCTTCCACTCTGCGCACAAAGAAGATGTGTGTCTGCCCTTTGGCCACTCGGTCAACGTAAGTTCCAACACAATGGTGAAGGGCAGCTCCTTCATTCTTGATTTCCTGTGCATCTCTTGGCACTCTCAATATCAATCCTTTTCCTTTTATCAGGAAAGCGTTATCTATGCCGGCATTCTCTTTGAGCATTTCCTCCAGAAGTTTTTTCATGACCTCAGCCTCTCGCTTTATCCGTTCTTCTTCCCGACGTTTCTTTTCTGCGGCCTTTTTATCTTGTACTGCCTGATATTCCGCAGCTGTCCTGTCATGAACTTTTTTGAAATTCTTCGGGAAATAGAAGAACATATTGGTGAGATCATATTTCAGTTCTTTACACCAAGCCAGATAATCCAACCAGTCCTTGGCACAATTCTGCAAACGTTCTTCCCTGATATCCGGTCTTTCTTTGCGCTGCATATAAGAATATCTCCAACACCCTCCACGCTCTCCTACTCGATAATTGGAACCTTCGCGCTCGATATATCTGCAGATCTTATGAATCGTTGAATGTCTGTTTTCTTTCCGTATCAACGTTGTATTGCATCCAAAGAGTTTATAGAACCGTTCCAATTCTTCCGCTTTCAGGTTGTATCCAGAACTTTGTGCTTCCTGCAATAATCTCAGCTCGTCGATATTTCCATCAATAGACTGCAGTACTCGTGTGTTCTCCTTTGTAAGGCCAAGGATTCCAAATATTGTTTTTCCATTTTTTCTAAGTCCCCTGACCCCATTCCGGCTTTCATATCCAAAGGCACCATCGTGATACTCATTGATCAGATGTGCGGCCAGTTTATACAATCCCATTTTTATAAACCATTCAAGCTGCGGAAACTCCCTGTATCTGTTGATTGCCTTTGCATAATGTATCTGTTCACTCGGTCTATTCTCCGCCAAAATTTCCAGTGCCGAGTATTTCATCGGAGTATCTTTCCATGCTTCCGGCAGGTTTCCGGGATATAAGGTGCAGTATGAACTTTCTCTGTATCCTTCATCTGTGCACCACCGTACAATACCAGTCTGTTTATACTCTCTGTATTCATAACTGCTGGTGCATGGCGTTCCGTTCGGTGCAAATTTGTAAAATGTCCTTACAATCTCAAATAATCCATCATTTGTCTTTCCATCCGGCTTTACTTCTCTGTATGCTGTAAAATACCGCCACAGGAACCCCTCTTCTCTTGGATCAATAAATGAAACAATCCTCCTGTCACATATGCGTGCCGGCATCCTGCCTCTGGCTTTAATGGTGACCGGGCTTCCGCAAAGGGGGCATATCCCCTTCTCGTTATTTCTTAACCGAATTTTCGTTCTGTCTACCAGTGTCACCCCATTACAATGAGTGCAATGCACCAGAGCCTCATTCTTTGATCTTGTTGAGTAAATCAGATATCTGCTGAATGACATCGCCTTATCTGATACCCAGTTTTTAAATTCATCAGGGATTTCTTTGACCGTTTCCATAAGCGCATCAATTGGATTGGTTTCTTTGGCATGTCTTTCATCAAGACGTTTTTGTTTGACCATATCCTGAAAGCGTGTCACAGCTGTCCAGTCTCTTGCATCTTTCTCTGTGCTCCATTCCTTGAAAAAGCTGCGCATACGATCAATGTCTGCATCCGTCCAGAAAAACATATTCGGCGTCCATCTGCCTGTGCTTTCTTTGTAATCCCAATGATGTTCATAAAGGCTGATATCATACATTCTGTCATAAGCTGCAGTCAGCCATTTCACTTTTTCAACGGTCAGATCTTGTGATATGTAATCATTCTTGGAAAAAAACGTTCTTAACTGAGCGTCTTTTTTTCCTTTCTTCAATTTTCTGATTGGATAGAATGTTACCATCAACAGATCTTTTTCTATATCTTTGGTCGTTACGATATGTGTGCCTGCAGCTCTTTCCGCAAATCTGACCATTTCATCAGAGGCTTCCTCCCTCGGAATCTTTGCTAATTTTCTCTTTTCCATGCGACAGCCTCCTACAGAAGATCAAACAATGACATCTGGCCAGACAGTTCGCTGCTTTTGGTACTGGTTTTTTCAGTTTTCCGCTGCTTGGAAG